GCAGTCAAGAACCTTCACGGCATTGACTGCATGGCAACACTGGGGATAACCGGGTTGATCGCAGAAGATAAAAAGCAATACTTCACTCCGTCAGTCCTGGGGAAGAAAATAGGCCTGTCCGCCGTGAAATTCAACAAGGCGCTTGAGGCAGCAGGAATGCAGACCTCTTGTCGGGATCATAAAAAGCGGCTGGTGTGGGCCGTGACCGATGCCGGGAAAGAATTCTGTCAGCTTCTTGACACTCAAAAGAAGCACAAAGACGGAACGCCCATCCACCAGATTAAGTGGTGTGATGATGTTTTGGGATTGTTCCGGGAGGAATAAATGGGCGGACTTGACAGAGCAATAATTGAAATAGAGTTAATAGAAAAAGGCTGGGTGGTAGAAGATGGAATATTTATCCCGCCGGATAGCCTTTGGGAGAACAAGGCCAATATTACGAACGCTTATGATGCGCGTGATTTGCAAGATATATTAAACCCACAAAAGGAGAACAAATGAAAAAAGCAAAAGCAATATTGATTATTTTGGCCTGCATCGCAACATTATCAGGCACAGCCATTGCCGGGAAGGCCCACACAACAAAAGATGGGTTCTTTGCTGCAATATACAAGCATAATTTTGACAAGGCTGTTGAGATATGTGTGGCAAAAGACATGCAGGCTTTTCGCAAGATGTTTGACGATAAGCGCATATTCCTGTTAAAGCCTGGCTTGAAAGTATATTTGATAGACTATAAGTTTTCTGGCGTTGTCAAGGTCCGGCCAGCTGGTGAGACTATAGAGTTCTGGACGTTTTCGGAGGCTTTGGATTGATTGAAAGCTTTGATTATTCAGAAAATATTAACCCGGCGAAATGCCGGGTTTTTTGTTTCTACATGGCCGCATCAATTAAATCTTCCATGGTCCTGGCTGCGTTTTTCTGAGATCGTAGCCAATCGATTTGGTCCGGCCGGAGCTTGGTGGTGTATGCTTTCTTTTTGTCGGTCTTTATTTTACGGCCTGAGTCTGGGCGGCGGCCTCCGTGGGTGTTATTAGCTTGCTCCAACAACAAATCTTGAATTATTTCATTCTCCATCTATCACCACCGGTTTCTTTTGTACTTGTTTATTATCCATTGCCAATAATTCAGCATGAGATTTTGCATGTGTTAGCTCGTATTTTTGAGCGTACACTTTTCTTGTTCTCCACATCGGCAATCCCTTTTTAGTGAAGCCACAAAACCACTTTCCGCTTTGTTTTTCTTTGATTCCGTAATACATATTTGATTCATCCCGGCAGTTTAGCGACTTGCCAAGGTCTTGGCGTTAAACAGTGTTAAAATGTCTTTCTCCGCCGTCAATCCATGTTTTCATGATTTGGTTAAAGTGCCCGTCAAGGCAAAATAAACCCTGGTATTTTGCGAGTTCTGAGCCTGAAAAGATATCGTAGAATTTCCCGGCTAAAGAAAAAGCTTTCACGCCCTTGTTGAACATTCTTTCTGTTTTTGTCATTGAGTTCTCCTTTGTTGTGGGTTGTTTTTCAGTCATGATTCATTCTCCTATTTAGATTGTTTTGTTGTTGCCCCACCTGGGTTGGCGGGGCTGAGTGATTTATATAACACCTAAGTTTCGATATACTTTTAATCCTGACAATTTATTAACTCTATGCCTTTTAGCTGCTAATTCACTTATGAATCCATCGCAGTAGCATAATGAACCATCCTCTTTAAATCTTCTCAAAGATTCCACCAAGCGTGTTATTTCTTCAACCAAACGAGTTATTTCTGCTCTTTTTTCTGCTTTTGTCATTTTGTTTCTCCTTTGTTGTGGTTTGTTTTTCTCTCACTTAATGACTAAACAATACACCCTTACTTGATAAAAGTCAATACCTTTTTCATGTTTGTGTAAGATAATTTAAAATAAAAAATAAAAAGTTATATCTCCAAATACAATCGCCAATTTAATTGACATGCGCATTACTTATTAGTATAATGTCAAAAATGTCATATAGCATAAAGATAATTACAAGGCGGGTTATCCCGCAATTAAATCAAATCCGGTTGGATTCCGAGACGGTTCCGACCAAAGCGAGAGGCTTAAAACAATGGCGATTATTGAAATCATAGAAAATCTGGACAGTGTGCCAGAGGACGAAAAAGCAAACTGGACAGAGGTTGACGGTAGATTTCAACGAGATGTTGAAATTCCTGATGTATCCGGGCTAAAGTCTGCCCTACAAAAAGAGCGTGAAGCCGCGAAGAAGGCGCAAGAAAATCTTGCAAAGTTCAGGGACGTCGACCCTGAAAAGTACGCCGAAATGCTCAAAAAGCATGACGATGGGCTATCTGACAAAGAACGATATGAAAGCTCGATCAAGAAGCTTGAGAAAAAAATAAGCGAATTGACCGACACTCACAAAGCAAAAGAAGCCGACTTGGAATCCAAGTTGAAAAAGTTTCACTTGGACAAAGAAGCGAGAAAGGCTGCTCTTGACGCCGGGGTGATCCCTGAAGACATTGACGACGTTCTTTTTCTCACGTCAAAAAACAGAAAGCTTGATGATGAAGGCGGGATAATCGTTCTCGACGACGACGGAGACCCGACTGGAAAAACATTGAGGGATTTTTTTGCAAAGGATTTCAAGGAAGCCAAGCCGAAATATTTCCCAGGTATCCCAGGTGGAGGTGGAACACCTCCGGGAACACATCACAAAGGCAATGTGGATCTGTCCAAAATGACCCCACGGGAGCGATTGGACTATTCGCGAGGCATAAAAAATTAAGGAATACAAATGGCAATAACACTGATAGAAGCTGCAAAGCGAAGTAATGACCCGGTTAAATCCGGAGTTATTGAAATGTATGCAATGTCATCCCCGGTACTTTCAACCCTTGGGTTTGATAGCATCCAGGGCAGCGCAATGAAATATAACAGGGAAGAGACCTTGCCAGGCGTCGGTTTCCGTGGGATCAATGAATCCTATACCGAATCAACTGGTATTATAAATCCGCAGGTTGAGCCGCTTGTAATTGTCGGCGGAGACCTGGATGTGGATAAATTCATCCTTGATACAATGGGCATGGGGCAAAGGTCTGTACAGGAAGAAATGAAAGTCAAATCTTTGGCCCTGGCTTGGACGAAGGCCTTCATAAAAGGCGACCAGGAATCAGACCCGCGCGAGTTTGACGGACTCCAAGTCAGGTTGACAGGGAACCAGCTTATTGATGCAGGTTCAACTGATGGCGGAGACGCCCTTTCCCTTGCCAAGCTTGATGAATTAATTGATTCTGTTGAAGACCCCACCCACATCATTATGAATAAGGGAATGCGACGCCGCCTTACAGCTGCCGCAAGGTCAACGTCAATTGGAGGTTTCATTACATGGGAAAAAGACGCATTCGGAAGGCCCATTGCCATGTATGGTGATTTGCCTATCCTGGTACTGGATAAGGACAACGAGGACAACGATATTCTGCCGTTTACGGAGGTTGGTTCTGGTGGGTCCACAGCTACTGCATGCTCCATCTATTGTGTGTCTATGATGCCCGGGAAGCTACAAGGCATCCAAAACAAAACCATCGAGGCAAGAGATTTGGGTGAATTGCAAACCAAACCGGCCATGCGGACACGGGTAGAGTGGTATGCAGGCATTGCCATGTATCACGGTCGGGCCGCAGCTCGATTGCGTGGTGTTAAAAACGCG